TGATGACCGTCCAAAAGTTATCAGAATGTGGGAAGAACTAGGTCTTGAAGTGATGGATGTGGGTAGTGGTGTTGAGTTCTAGAAGGCTCTGAGAAGCCTAGAATGGCACCGCCACGAGGTTTATTAGTTTAATAGGATACAATGTACCAATGGACTTAACAAGTAAGATACAATCGTTACAGCAAAATCTCAAAGTAGATTATACAAAGCCAGACCCTAAGAAGGTTGAGGTGATGATTAACAAACTACGAGGTAGCCCTGCTTGGGATTATCTCACAAAAGAACGGGGGTTCACAGAAGAAACTATCAATCATTTCCACCTAGGTTATGATTCACAGAAGAAAGCTGTGAGTATACCCCACTACAAAGACGGAGGGCTTATCAACATTAAGTATCGGTTCCTTTACCCTAAGGATATACGATACACAAGTGAACCTAACGCTGAACAATGGCTGTTTAACGACCAGTCGTTTGAAATAGCAAAGTCTAAGAACGCAATAGCAATTGCAGAAGGAGAGTTTGACTGTATGAGTTTGTGGCAATCAGGGATTAAGAATGTAATTTCCCCTGGGTCTGGTGCTAACTCCTATGGAACTTGGATTGAATCCCTTGACAAACTAAGAACAATTTATATTGCTTACGACAACGACGATGCAGGACAAACATCAGCGAAGGAGTTGGCACAACGAATCGGGTTAGACAAGTGCAAGAATGTGCTCTACCCTGAGGGTTTCAAAGATGCCAACGAATACATACAGAAACATACGGATGATGAGGTCAGGCAGTTACTGATAGAGTCACCGTTCTTGTATAAGTCTGAGTTCTCTGGGTTGGGTGATGTCATTGACAACATCTTAACAGACCCGATGGAGTACTTGGAGACACGTTTACTCCCTGGAGTTAAGTTGGAACGGGACAACCTTGTGGTTATCTCAGGAGAAACTAACTCAGGTAAGTCAACACACTCTTTGAACATGGTCAAGGATTTTGCAGAGCAGGGCATCCCTACTTTATTCTTACCAATTGAACGTGGTGTATATTCTCTAGGACGGAGGATGCTACAGATTCTTTTGGCTAAGACTCAGGAAGCAATGCAGTTTACTTCTAAAGAAGAGTGGGGGAAAGCGGCGATTGACTTCTCAAAGCTACCTATCTACATGTCTAAGCCCACAGTCCGTGACTTGGAGAAGACAATCATACGAGCCAAAAGACTCTTTGGTGTACGGCTGGTTATCATCGACCACATGGACTACCTCATCCGAGGGGCGGCGAATAAGGAAGCACTCATCTCTGAGAAGATGCACGAGCTAAAGAACTGTGCCGAACAGAATGGTGTGATAGTTATAGTTATTTCACACATCAACCGAGGTGCAGTACAAGCTGGTACTAGACCAACCATCAAGAACCTTAAGGGCTCTAGCTCGTTGGAACAGGACAGCGAGATAGCTGTCATGCTCTACCCTAATGAGGAGCTCAATGGGATAGAGGTTGACGTGCAGAAAAACAAGGGCCCTATGCGTAAAGCATTTTATAGAATCAACGTAGACACTGGAGTTATAGGGGAAGCTTACGACCCAGAAGACGATTACTAATATGGATGACCAACTGATAATAAGGTGTAGAGAAGTACCTATTCATAAGCTAGTGGGTGACACTAGGCTCAATAGGAAAGTAAAAATACTTTGTCCCTTTCATGCAGAAAACACAGCGAGTTGTAACCTGTTTCCAACAGGGGGATTCAAATGCTATGGGTGTCCAGCCAAAGGTAATACTATAGATTTTATAATGAAGCTAGGAGCAACGTTTGAAGAAGCAGTAGAAGAATTAAAAGTATATATATAAATTATGATTGTAACAATTGCAAAGGTAAACCGACAACTACGAGAAGGTATCAGTAAGAAGACTGGTAAAGAATACAGCTTCGAGAGTCTAGGTATCGCCCCAGAAGAAGACACACTAACAGACATCAATGGTGACGAGTTCCAAAAGGGAGACCGATGGCTTAATGGTATCTCTGTTGAGGGTGTCACTAATGACTGGGATGAAGGAGATAAGGTAAAGATTCTTGTCATTCAAAAGAAGGTGGTAGGACGTGACGGAGAACCAAAGAATGTTATTAACTTTAAACTGCCTGACGGTGTAGAAGCTATGGTAAAGAAAGCCAAGCCATCAGAAAACTCAGCACCAGTGGAACCACAGGTAGCAGAAGAAGAAGACCCAGAAGGTGACTTCTAAGTATGAAAAATTTACAAGACCTAGCTCTGGCTTATCGTAAGTTCTTATTAGAACTAGGCGGTGAGTTTAAGAACGCTAAAGAAGATAAGTACTACGAAGGATTTGCAGACTCATTCATTGACATGGTTAAGTCACCTGAGGTTGGGTTCACTAACTCAGAAGCCTTGACCTTGATGAAGATGTATGATATGTTTAGTCTATTGGAAGTAGATGACCTACCCTCACATCACTCAATGAAACTCATGGTCAACAAGAAGGTTGACATGTCATTGCTTGAGAGTGCAAAGACACTATCAGTTACAGACTTCAAGGAGTCTATCCAAGATGAGAAGACTGGCTCACAAGAACGAACCTACACCTATGAGATTATCAAACGTAACGAGACAGGTAACATCAAGCGTGTGTACGAAGAAGAAATATTAGAAGGACTAAAACAAATTCAAGATGGACTACGATAACGAAACAGAATACGACGAGCAAGATATCAACAGTACAGTTGAAGCACTGCGAGAAGCGTGGAAGTGTGCCCCCGACATGTCACTGTCAGAGGTACTTGACACCGCAATGCCAATGCCTTTCTGTGAGATGAAGAACTCAGAGATTATATCAGAGCTAAACGAATTCATTTTACAAAATCATAAACAATAATATGAAATATAAAATTGAAGCTACTATCCCTAGCACACAGTACGGTAACATCAGACCAACGTTTGAAGTAACTGAACTGCAAACAAAGGAAGAAGTAATGACAGAGCTGGCAGAGCTTTGGAATACATACGGAGACAAACCTATGCAGGTTAAAAAAGGTGTACCTAGTGTGAACAGTGCTGTTAAAATTACTTCATTCACAGGAGAGGATGTGTTCTGGGATGAGCTGAACCATAAGTACACAGACCTCGATGGCGAGACTCTGTTGTCTGGCTCTAAGTATGCGTCTCAGAACTCACCAGTTTTCCCTAAGGCTGTCATCTTAAATAAGACATCTGCTAAGTGGAAGGTGTCAGAGAGTATCATTGAGGACATCTGGTCACGTAAAGGTGATGCTTCTCTTGACTTAGGTAACGCTGTGCACAAAGCACTAGAGCTGTACCACATACACCACCAAGCAGGTTTGATTATCCAAGAGGCTTCTGAAGCTGAGGATAACTATGCTCTACCTAAGCAACCATTCCTACGTAGGTTGGTGATAGACTTTGTAGAAAAGTTTGGTGACACCGCTTATTCAGAGGTTGTGGTTACTGACGTTAAGAACGGGAGGGCAGGTACGATTGACCGACTCCTTATGATTGATGAGGACAAAAAGATTTGTCGTGTGCAGGATTACAAATCAAACACAGAGATTAAGAAACCTAAACTACTAGAGTACCAGAAGCAACTAAGTTTCTATGCTCACATCCTAATCAACCACGGATGGACAGTGGAAGGGCTTGACTTGTTCAAGCTAAACACTGACGAGAAGTGGGAAAAGGTAGAGCTAGAAGTACTTGACCTTGAATAATATGTCTGACTTCTTAACAAAATTAGTAGAGAGTGGCTTGGTATACAAAGCAGGTAAACATTTTTGTGTTGGACTTCAAGGAGATTCTACTGTTACAGATATAGTGCTTCAGCTTGAGATTCAAGTTGAAGCACTGATAGAGGAGGCAGTAGAAGACGCTCTTTGGAACTACCAAGCTGACGAAGACTTGACAAATTAAACAAAGCATGTTATAATAGTAGCAGATAAGTAGTTAGCCCTTCATGCCAGCTACATCTTTGTTCTTTGATAATTTAATCCAACATTAGTTTGTTGGTAGGTGGTATTGACATAGGCCCGATACCGTCTACCAGTACGTTACTGGAAGAAGTCTGTTCTTTAACCGAGGAGAGGTAGATGAAATGTCAAAGAAACGGTTGCAACAAAGAAATCGTAGGCGAGCACTATACGTGTGGAAGTCATATGATTGTATGTTCAAACGACTGTGCCGAAAAAGTTTGGGACAATTACAAAAGAAATGTTCTTGATGTAGTGGAAGAACAAATGCCACTAGATTTTGAAAACTACTGGAGGTGATTAATCTTGACTGCTAGGAAAGACTAGTGCGAGGGGACTTACGAGTCCTCTCTTTTATACTTCTATAGTTCAATGGAAAGAATAAGAGGCTTCTATCCTCTTGATGTAGGTTCGAGTCCTGCTAGGAGTACAAGGTGTGTATGTTTGTGAAAGACTCGGCTGAAAAAGTAGTGACGATTACCCTAAGGGGGTCTGACGAAAATTACAATACGGGATGCCACAGCGTCAGTCCGCGATGGAAAGGACAGCAGCAAACGCTAGACATAGCAACACACCCCTGCCCCACTATGGACTATGGATGTTCGACAGACTGTAAATCTGTTGCCTTTGGGCTAGGTCGGTTCGATTCCGACGTGAGGCACACTGAGGGTATCAGTTAATATAGTTATATGAAAAAGAAAAAGTCTTGCTGGAAAGGATACAAGAGAGTACCAGGAAAAAAAGCAGGGAGCAAAGGCTCATGTAAAAAGAAATAAATTTATTGCTATTTCGGTAGCACTATTGCGGATTGGAGAAATGGTATCTCGATAGCCTCATAAGCTATAGCAGTCAGTTCGATTCTGACATCCGCAACAAAGCACACTGAAGGTTTTTTAATATGAATTACCCTATCGGTGTGCCTGCCCACGTCAGGTAAGTGGGTTTGCCTAGGAGATTAGAGTCTCCTCCTGTTCCCTTCGGGCGAACTTGAAGCCTGAAAGCAAGAAGGCGGGTACTAAGCGTGAGCTTATATCTTACAACATAGTAGAAATACTAATAACAATGGCAACACTGTTGAGCGTACACGGTGGCTCAACGATTCCTACATACGAATACAATTATGAATCGGTAGATACGATTACTATAGAAATTAAAACACCTGCTCTTGTGGAGGAAACTCTACTTGCAGAAGAGATGAAAGAGGAAGTTATCACTCACTCTAAATCTATTCTATGTAACTGTTATGCTTATGTTAGGCATACATTTACAGACTTACCCAATACAAAAACGATACTTAATAACCTGTCTAACTCAGGAGATGTGGCAGTATTTTACTACCCATCATCAGGTGTGCATCACTACGCAGTGGTAACACATGAGTCGGAGGATAGCTTGACGATTAGTGAGACTAATTTCAAGACATGTAAAAAGACGGAGAGAACTATCTCTAAAGATTACATCAGACTATTAGGCTTCTATTCAGTAGGGTAAAGAGGGAGGCTAAACCTAGCGGTTGGCCTTGGGAGTGCGATACATGGCTGTCCAGGGCTGTATTGTACCCCTACGGCTGACCGTTAGAAAACTCGACTACAATGTAGTCAGATATAAATATTATGAAAACACTATATTTCGATATCGAGACCACTCCAATCCTGGGGTACTCGTTCGGTACGTATCAAGTAAACATCCTTGATGTCAAACAAGACACGGGATTGCTTTGCTTTGCTTACCAATTCGATGATGAAAAGATACAAGTCTTCTCAAGGAGAAAGTATACTGAGAAGCAGTTAGCTAAAAGACTTTGGAAACTGTTCAATGAAGCTGATGTTATCATAGGTCACAACGGTGACAAGTTTGATATCAAGATGTCCAACATGTTCTTTCTTAGACATGGACTGACACCGCCATCACCTTACAAATCAGTAGACACACTCAAACTTGCACGTAGATACTTTAAGTTTACTCAGAACAAACTTGACTACCTAGGTAAGATTATGTTCAATGAACGTAAGCAGACAACAGGACTACAGTTGTGGTTCGATTGTATGGCAGGTGATGTAGTTGCTCTTAAGAAGATGGAAGACTATAACGTACAGGACATTGTGCTACTCAAGAAGGTTCACATAGAGCTCAGAGGGTGGCACACAGGGAGTCCTAACGGCAACCTATACAATGGCACCAGTCATAAGTGTCCAATCTGTAGTGGTAACACACAGAAGCGAGGCTTTGCATACACAAGAGTATCTAAGTATCAACGATACCAATGTACAGGTGACTGCAAAGGATGGAGTACAGGAGAAAGAGTTCCATTAGAAAATAAAGTAATACGATAATGGTAATAGGATTATTCGGCTTTGCCCGTTCAGGCAAGTCAACAGTAGCAGAGTACCTAGAGAAGGAACACGGATTCAAACGTGTCAACTTCAAAGATGCTTTGGTAGCAGAAATGAAAGAGAACTTTCCTGACTTGCTTAAGCAAATAGGGGAAGACTACGGTGAGTGGAAGACTGAAGATAGATACGTAGCCATGACTATTGATGAACTCTTTGACAATAAACCTCCCCTAATGAGGGCCTTGATGCAGAACTACGGCACTAACGTACGTAGGAAAGACAAGCCTGATTACTGGATAAAGCAATGGCTTAAAACTATCAAGCAAACAAAGGGTAATATCGTGGTAGATGACGTACGTTTCTTTAATGAATTGTCAGCTATCATTGAGCTAGAGGGAGTGACGATACGAGTGAAGAAAGATGACGTTACCTCAGGTGGTACTCATCAATCAGAAACAGAACAAGAATTATTCTGTCCAGACTTTACCCTCAACGGTGTAGCTGGCTCACACGAATCTCTTTATAAGGAATTAGAAGAAGTCCTCGACACAATGAGGACTAATGTAGATTAAGCTATGAGAAAATCAGGGATTAAAAAGAAGTCCAAGACTCCTCTAGCAAAAGCAAAGACCAGACTTTGGAAGTCGCTTAAAGTTCTACTGGATATTAGAGACGGTCCAGTATGTATATCTTGTGAAGCTGAAGGGTTGATGGGTGCCAATAAACACGGTGGCCATTTCATTCCCTCCTCATCATGTGGTGGGTTTCTAAGATACGACTTACGCAATGTGTTTAACCAGTGTGCAACATGCAACCTCTTCCGTAACGGAGCTGGTGCTGAGTACACCCTAGCATTGCAGAAAAAGTTTGGCAACAAGTTTGTTGAGAACATACTTGCTGATAAGATAATGGGTATCAAATTAGATGTTCAATACGTTGACAGCCTAACTTCCTACTACGATTCTCTTAGTGGCAAGACACAGAAGCAGTTATTGAAACTAACAAAAGAATATAAAGGATTCAATTTATGATAGTAAAAATAATTACATCAGACCCCTCTCTTGTTAAGTGGGGCTCACTTAATAGGAAAATTAAAGCTATGACTAGGGCACTAAGCAAGATAAAAAACGTAGGTAACATTGACATCAGAGTTATTTACCAAGAAGGATTAGTTCCAACCCTCAGAAACAATCGCATCACTCACGATTTTATGCAGACCTTGACAGACAAGTACACAGAGGATGAACAATCCTTTGTTCTCTTTCATATGTCAGAGAAACAAAAGACTGAGTACGGACTAGTGCCCACACTAAGAGGTGTCGCCTTTATGGACGACAACTTTTACAGTGAAGGATACTTCTGGGCAGATGAGAACTCTAAGAGAAACAGGTACAATCAGTTCATTGAGACATCTCTACATGAGCTCAGACATCTTTTAAAGAGACGTTCAGGTCAGGTAGATGACACTCATGACAAGCATCGAGAGCTAGGAACTATAACAAATAGTTTTGACTGTATTGATTTCAGGCAGTATCAAGAAGGTGTCATTCACAAGATTGATTCTTGGATTCAAAATACTTATGGACCCACAAAATTACAGCCACTGATTAAGAGAACAGCACAGGATGTGGTAGATGAAATGGCTTCTCTTGGCCATGTGGTGCATGTCTTTGAAGGATTCCGCACCAAGAAAAAGCAAGACCAGTACTACTCTCAAGGAAGAACTACACCTGGTAACATTATAACTAATGCCAAGGGAGGTCAATCACTTCACAACTATGGAGTAGCTGTGGATATAGTCTTCGGGCAACAAGGGAGACCATCATGGAATCCTAAGGAACCTTGGAAGTTACTAGGGAAGATTGGTAAGAAGCATGGGTTCTTCTGGGGTGGAGATTGGAAAGGATTCTCAGACCTTCCCCACCTAGAGATGAGACTGGGCTTTAGCCTAGATGATTTTATGAATGGAGAAGTTAATTACACTAAGTTTCAATGAAAATAATTCAGAAATTCGACGCAGATATTGTCCGCAGGGCAGTTGACAGAATAGCAGAGCCTGTCATCCAGACCTTGACACCTCTTGGAAATAATGTTATGTTTGATAAGGACCTCATGAGTTTAATTACAAATGATGGAGCCAATATCGCAAAGCTTATTGACTCAGAGGATGACGTTGAGGATGCAATCATCCAGATGGTTAAGTATGGTTCCTTATCCACCAACCAGTTGGCAGGAGACGGAACATCATCGACTATCCTCCTTACTCAGAAGCTAGTACACATGGGACTAGACATGATTGCATTAGGACAACAGCCTATGAAACTTAAGAAGCAGTTCACCGAAATGAAAGACGAAATCATTAAGAACTCTCTTTCATATAAGAAAGAAGTAGGAGACAACTCCCTTGTGGAAATAGCCACTATCTCTGCCAGTGGTGACCTTACCATTGCTAACAACGTTGTTGAGATTATCAACACAGCAGGCATTGATGGTATGATATTTATAAACGACTCTAAGTCTCAAGAGACTAAGATTATTAAGGACAGTGGATACAACCTTGAGGAGCCAATGATGGACCCAGTGTTAGGTAACGTTACTCCAGGCAAGGCTGACTACATCAAGCCTCATGTCTTTATCACAGACAAGAAGCTGTATCACGTTGAAGAGTGTAAGGAAATTCTTGAGAGAGCATATGAGTTTGGTGTTAAGGACTTGGTTATTATCGCCCGCGACTTCGTTGGTGAGTCTCTAGGCTTCCTTATCAGCAACCACATGGACCCACAGGTTCCCCTCAATGTCCTGTTGGTTAAGTACACAACACCAGAGAACGACTTCACTGGTATCTATGACCTCTCTACTTACTTAGATGCTAAGTATATGTCAGAGAAAGAAGGTAACTTTAAAGGGAAGCTGAACGCCGACCACTATAAACTAGCAGACAGGGTTTACTCTGTAGGGAAGAAGACTATCTTTGTATCCAATGACAAAGTGAACCCCCATCTGTCTATGTTGATAGAAACTGTACGCTCACAGAAAGAAGATGACCCTGATAACACAGGGCTAAACAAACGATTGGCTTCACTCACAGCAGGTACTGTAAACCTAGAGGTTTCCGCACCTACAGGACCTGAACTACGTGAACTAATCTACCGTTACGAGGATGCTATCAATGCTACTCGTTCAGCAATCAAGTCTGGCTATGTCACAGGAGGTGGACTAACACTCTTTGCCAGCTCCAGAGGACTGGGTAAAGAAGCAGAAGACTTTGGATGGACCTCCATCAAGCAGATTGCACTTAACTGTGGGATTCGTTTCCAGCCTAAGAAGTACAGCGAATCAAAAGGGTACAATGCACACACAGAAGAGTTCTCAAACCTAGAAAAGGATGGTGTCATTGAGCCTTACGACGTATTCAAGTATACAGTAGTAAATGCTTTCAGTATTGCTATTGCTATTTTAACAACAGGTTACTTTGTAATCAATAAAACAAAAAAAGATAATGACAAAAGTTAATGAAGACCTACAAAAAAAAGTAGCAGCAGAAATAGAAGTAATTCTTTTACGAGAGAAGCTTGCACTGCAACCCTTTATCCACCGTTCTATTGGAGCAGACACAGCCTCAGTACGGTTGGTATCTACTGAAGAAGAAGAAGTTACTAGTGATAACCCCGCTAAAGATGTTAAACAAGGAGCAGATAAAACTAAAGCTAAAGGAGCTGGAGTCTCAAACGGAGCTGTTGGAACTAAGTCGTCATAAAGCATTAGGTGAATGGATTATCATTGTCCCTGCACACATCAAAGAAGCAGGTATTACCTCTAAGGCTAGTCAGTTTGAAGACAGGCCTGACGTAGGAATACTAGTATCTGTTGGGGATGATGTAGATGGTATGGTTGCAGGTGATGTGGTCTTCTTCGGAAGATACGGACACACCCAAGTAACTCATGATGATATTCCTTATCTAATTATGAGGGCAGAGGATGTTTATTGTGTAACTTAAATTTAAACTATGAATGAAATCAGAAACGCATACCCCGACGAGCAAGAGAAGTTAGAAAATGATTTACAAACAAAACTAGAACTGTCCCTGAAGATTGAAAACCTTCTCGACCAGTACGGCTACAAGATGGTAGTTGAAATGGTAAAAGGAAGACCTTTAGTAGACTTCATTAAGGAATAACACCCCCTATGAACGTCCATTAGAGGCCCATTAAGGCACCTCTAAGCGTTTTAAATACAGAAATGGTACCAATGTATCAGATACAAAAAAGCCCCTCGTAATGAGGGGCTTTTCTATATTCGATGTATTACCTTGAGACGTCTTCAGACCTTGAGTCATAAAGATTTCCAACAGGTTTAGCTGCTGAGTCCTCAGGTATGTAAGGAGAACGAAACTCTTTCATAATTCCATTCTCTACCATGAGCTTAGTTAGGTTCTCTTTCTGTTTGAATGCTAACTGACTTTCTCTTGATTCTAGTGAGAAAGGTTGGACTGAGCCACCAAATATGCTGGCTGCTTTTTGGTAGTAGTTCTTTTCTGCGGCTCCAAAGTCTCCGTTCTCTTCGTTCTCAAGAGCTGAGTAGCGAGAGAAGTTTCTCTTACCGTCACTGTTATAGCCATCAGCAAGCTGTCCAGCAGCTAATGGTGGTAACCAGAGCTTACCTGTGTGTAGGAAGATGTCTGTTAGCACAGTGTCAATGTCGTCTGTCTCATTAAAGATTCTTCTACCTGTAAAGGTTTGATTCCGAGCAAGTTGTTGCAGAGTCTGCAATGCTGGGTTCTGAGAGATAGGATTCTTGATAGCAGTACCATCCATGATAGCACCGAAAGGAATAATGTAGGACATATCAAAATACATTGACCTTCCTTGTCCATCTTTCCACGGCAGTCTCATTACGAAGGCATCTTGTGCCATCCAGTCAGGTAAAGCTTCAGCCTCCTGCTCTCCTTCAATACCTGCTGCTTCAAACAATGAGTTACGAGCCTTCCCAAAGACTGAAATCTTTCCTGGGCTGTTCTTCAATGTGGTAGCTACTAGAGGTACTGCCTTCAAAGAGAAGGTAATGAATGGTACACCCCAGATAGCCCTTCGCATCGAGTGTACGAATGGTGTTACTTCTGAGTAGTTGAATGTAGCAACGTATGCTTTCCTCATTGCGTCCTCAGGTGACAGTCCTTGCTTACGTCCGTACTTGTATGCAGCAACCTTAGCCACGTTGTCTGTGTAGCCGTAAGCCTGAACTAGTTTCTGGTTGGCTGCTTTTAGTTTGGCAGTACCAATGTTTTTAGAACCAAACTGCTTACCAAAGCTATCTCTAATTCCCTTGTTGTCAAGGAGACTTTGAGTAAGCTCACCAATCTGCCCATCTCTTTCAGTGAATCCTAGTTCAGTCATCTCTCGGTATGCTGGACCCTTCTGGCTGAGCTCTTTAGTGGCATCAAGGTAGCGGTCAACTCTCCAAGGACCTATACCTAGTACCCACCAGTTAGCAATCATAGCTCCAACTGCGTTACGTGCGTAGGAACCTGGGTTCCAAACAACCTTAACGTTTTTAAATGGGAGGATTAGGTTCTCTCCTATCTCTACAGTTGGTTCAAAGCTCTGTTTAAGCATTTTCCACATCTCTTTAGGAATAACTCTCCCTGCTAATTGACCCATCTTGGCTTGTTCTAGTCGGTCTAAGATGCTGGTCTTAGCAAACAGGGAGTCAGAGTATTCATCCTCAAGTTTAGTCATTACGTCATCAATGACCTTGCGGTTTCCTTCTTCTAGCACAAGCTTCTCTTGCTCTAGCTTACCCATCTTTCTTGTATTCTTTTCTGCCTGCTTAATCTTTGCATCAGAAGCAGCATCAGACAGCTTATTCAGTCTGTCAGCAGGTTCCTCGAAGACCTTAGCCTTGTCTGGGTAACGAACAGCATCAGCAAACTCCTCCATAGAATTCCATTGATACATCATCTGTGGATTCATGAATGCTTTCTCCATTGCAATACTGTCTGTGGTCTCTAGGTACTCCCCAAGCAGTTTCCTTGTGGGAATTGTTGACCTAGCAAGTCGGTCAGACTTCCTGCCCCTGTTAAGGAACTTAGAGAATGATTCAGCAATAGCTACCTGTCCAACTGACGTTGGTTTCTTCTTGGTTGCACCATCTCTGAGTCCTCCTTCTCGAAGCATACGGTTAAGGCTACTAATCCCTTCCCCTAACTGCTCACCCGATAGGGTTTTTAGTCTAGCCATCTCATCATTGATGTTCTTCAAGGTAGTAGTAAGCTCAGCGTCATCAGCAAGAGCAGCTCCTCTCTCCTTAGTTACCTTAGCGAGGGTTTTATTTACGGCTAAAAGAGTTTTAGTTAAGCCTGCTTCTTTCCCCCCTAGTTTAAATGTTGTATCATTTCTAACTGTGTGTAACTCTTCAGCCTTACCTCCAGCTTTCTCGTAAGCTTTAATTCCATCTGCACTAATAGAAAAGTGTTCTGCTGCATTCTTTTGTAGCTTAGCTTTTTCTAACTGAGACACCATCTTCAGCATAGTTGTGCTCCACACACTAGCCGCATCGGTATTTTGTCCAAGTTCCTTCCGTCTTTCAGGAGTCAGTCCTTCTAAACGTCTCTTCTTGTCTAGACCAGCACCTCCTCCACCAAATCCAGGGACCTTGTTTCTCTCTTTTAAGAGCTCGTCGTAGGTTTGGGTAAGATAAGAGTCAAAGTGCTTGTCAAAAGTCTCCTTAGATAGGTACCCAACATCAAGAAGTTCTTTCATCAGGTTATCCTTTGCTGTGTAAAGCTCAGTGATTTGCTTTGACATTGGTCCTCTCCTCAATTGTGCCAGTGACTTGGTAATAACTGCACCATCTTCGGCAAAATCAATAGTTTCTTGGAAACCAGGGGTGTCTGATTTACTAATCATTGAGATTAAGTCTGACATTTCTGCTCCCTTGTTCTCAGCCTTAGCTTTAATCTTCATTTGAGAGTCAAGATACTTCCTATCTACTCCAAAACCATAGACAAGCCTTTCGCTCAACGCTTTCAAAGGAGACCACCCTCCCTCTCTACGCATAACTTGCTGACCTTCAATCTTTATGAATTCCACTTCACCTAAAAGGGCATCCTTTGCTCTCTTTAGCCCCCCAACTACACCTGGAACTTTAGTTACAAGCTTTAAAGGTGAGAGATAAGTGAATGGGTCAAGGATAATATCAAGTGCAAACCCTGCAACTTTACCTTGCCAGCCATACTGACCAAGAGAATCTTCGTCAGACATGGACTCTCTGTTCTTGACTCCCTCTTTGAAGCCAACACCTTTGACCATACCGACTACTCCGTAACTACCTATGTTAAGAACATCCATTACGTCCATAACAAATCCACCAGAAAAGAATTCCTTTTGTTCTCCTCCTGATTTCTTAACCATTCTCTCTGCTTCTCTTCCTAATCCATACTCGTTGGCTAACTTCATTAGTCCTTGAGGTGTGTCCAGGTCTGGGTTGAATGCTTGGCTGTCATTAAATCCTCGGTACTGCTCTTCACCCTGCTTTAAAGGAACCATACGAGAAGAAAATGAATCCCTCGCAAACATACTTGAGTTGGCATTCTCTCTTATGCTCTTCTTATATTCTTCTGTAGTCATTATTGTTTATTTAAATTAACAGTTAAGGCATGCTAATAGTCTGTCCGCCAAAGTCTCCTCTTGTTAGGGCAGAAATGTTATCCTCTTGCTGCTGACTGCGACCTCGATTTACATCATCCATTGTTAGTGGTCTATTTGGAACCCGAATACCACGACTTTGTCCAAAGTTTCTATTAAAGAAATCCATGAGTGTACCTCCTGATTCGTCCACAGTTGGTACGAATGGTGTTGTCAATGCTCCAACCCTAGCTTCTGAATAGATAGATGAGAACTCATCAAAGTCCATACCAAGTCCCGCTTCTCCTCCTGACTGGGTAAAGTACAACAAGGCGTCATCGAATGGGTCAGTTGCGCTAATGTCTATACCACCCTGAATCTTCTGAACAAGTGATTGACCAATCATACCCTTAAGGGCTGTGTTTGCTTTACTCTTTTCAATCTCACTCCTTCGTAGGTTAAATTCCTGCTGACTTATATTATTTCTTTGTCTCGCAATGTCAAGTTCTTGTGACTGTAAGTCTAGTTGGCTATACTGTACTGCCAAGTTGTCTGTGAACTGGTCATCAGTCTGCTTCATCTTAGCTCTAAACTGCTGTGCTTCTGTAATAGCATTGTTTCCAAGTCTTTCTTGCTCCTGCTCGAACTGACTTTGACTTTGATTCATTCCTGCTAAAGTAATCATGTTTCTATAGTAGTTCTCTTCCTGAGTTTGCAAGAATTCAAGCTTTTTAACCCTCAATCCAGCCATGTTACTGGCTGTGTTCGCATCATTAGCCATAATAGCTTCTTGATACCGTTGGTCTAGGTCTCTTACTGACTTCTCTGTGCTGTCTGTTAGCTCTCTCAAGGCGATGGTCTGTGTTGCAAATCCTGTCCGACTTTCTAGTGCTCCAGTCAACTGAGCTGAGGCTCGGTCTGAAGCAAACCCTACTTCTCTTCCTCTTTCAGACTGTAGTCTATTGAAAGTAGACTCTCCTCCTCTCTGAACATCTGACATCGCATCGTTAATAGAGGCCTGAATACTAGAAGAAGCCGAAGAAGAAATGCCTTGCCCTTGCTGTGTCAGTCTCGAAGTCAATGCCTCCATCAAAGCATTACTATTACCCCTTTGAGAACCTTGGCTTGAATCAGAATTCTCAGCAAAAGCTTTTCTGGAGGCATTAATCCTTGCCACTGTTTGAGTAGCAGTTTCCATGTTCCCGTCAATGTTTATAGGTATTTCCATATATTATTTGTTTCTTTTAAACTTGTTATCGTCTTCGCTTTACTCTTCGTCTATTAAAGTTTATCCCTGCTACCTTAAACGCTGTGCTTCCCATGTCTCTCTCTGTTGCAAAGTTCTTTCTGTATCTTGTTAAGGCTTCTCTAGCGTCTCTCTCTTCAGTTCCTGCTTCTTGGAACAACCTCATGTTCTTGTAAAGTCTGCCCGCAGCCTTGTGAGCGACAGCAAACTTGTACTGTGGGTACCTCTCAATAAAGAATGGTACATCAGTGTCAGCACCAAACTCAATGATGTCTGCACCTGCTGTATCCTGACCCACTCGGTAGAAGATGTACTTAAAGTTAAGTTGTACAGGCTTTGCGATACGCAGGTCTGAGAACTTAAGTCCTTCAATCACACTCTTGTCAGTCTCGTGGTTAATTCTGAACTCCCACTCAGTAATGGCAGAAGTATCTGCTGAACCAACTATCGTCAGGTCACTCCATTTAATCTTAACAGTGTTTACACCGCTAACCAGAGCGTTGCCATTGATGTCTTGGATTGCTACACCTGTGAAATGGTCAGTAGCCATGTCAGTTCCAAACTTAATTGATACTGAGGTTACATCTGTTACATCTGGTATCTCTACCTCAAAAATAATGACTCCTGATTCTACGTAGTCACCAAGGTTCTTAGCCTCGGAGGTAAGAGCAAGTCCTGTTGATGATTGCCCCGTCGTTGCCATTTCAAAACTTACAGCAAACTTTTCTTTTGTGATGTTAGTTGCATTGAGTCCTGTGTATGAGTTGCCGTCTGATTTATTGAAGGCTATAATGTCCTTGTGGGGGTACTTATTTGCGTTAGGCATTCGCACACCTAGATAAGAAGCACCGTTGAACCTTTCGATTGCATACCCGTACTTCTCGTTACTTAATGTGGTTAGCTGTCTAGCATCTACTCTCGTAAAGTCAGCAGCATTATCCTCATCCTCACTGAAAGCCAACTCACCTGAGGTTAAAAGGTAAGGAGTCATGTTGTCCATCTTGTACCACATAACTGTGGGCAAGAACTCAACCTCAGCACGGTCAACCATGTGTTCATTTCCTAGTTCTTCTAGGAGCCAAGCTGTAGCCTCGGTAGCAGCCTGGTATCTGTCTGCTGCTGACACTCTATCGGTACTACTGTCCCCGATGAATGTGTTTATGTCTTTTATTACGTCTGATAGATTCATATGTTATCCGTTATCTTGTGATTGAGTGCTAGTATCATCATGTGTTATCACCGCTACGCTTGGATGATATGTGTTATCACCCAATGGTGTAGTAGTATCCCATTCAATCTCAATCTGAATAGCATGGATGTACTGCTTGTTAATTTTAAAGTCTATGTAGCCTCTCTTGGCTTCATCCTGAGTTACTGTCTTAGTCATTCCGTCAGGCATGGTAGGGTTAGTACCCTGATTGAAGTAAATCTTCACAGTGGCCAGCGTGGCCCCTCCTGAGGCTTGTGTGGGAGAGTTGTAGACCCTAATGTTACGTATGTTTGAGGAGAAAGGAATGAATGATACTGCTGTGTACACATCCCCTTGTGCTTGTAGCTGTTCGGAGTTACTCCCATCCTTTATATCAAAAGGATAGAACTTTTTTATATGGTGAGTTGTCCCATCCATGTAGGAGAAGGTTAAAGCTTGCTTGTTTGACCTGAACCCAGCATCTGCCGTCTCATCTCCTGAGCCGTAGAACAGTGCCCCTGCCTCTATGTTGTAAGCAGTAGTAGCTGTTGTAGTTCCTTGCTCCTTAGCTTGGTAAAGCTGTGTTAGCGAGTTACCTACCTCAGAGTAAACTTTTCCATCGCTTGCCAGCCACGCCACTCCGTCTGCTGTGGTTGTAAGTCCATCAGGGAATTGAGGATATGCCCCAATACCTAATGACTTCACTGTAGGGAATACTACTCCACCACTGTCGTTATAACCAAATTGTTTTATTTCTACTAGACCACTGTCTGAAATAACTAAGAGTTTGAGCTGCCCGTCTGGTGAAGCATAAATTCTTTTTATTTCTCTAACGCCTGGTAGTTCTATGTAGTCAGCACTAGAAAGCTCTGTTGAAATTCTATTCCAAACGTAGACACCACAAATTCCTTTAAATGTTTTCAAGGTTGTTGTGTCTGTGTCTACTGGGTACTGGTGGATAGCTATGTATAGTCTTTTTCTGTAGTCCACAGCATCTGTTACGCTGAAGTACTCAGGGAATAGGAGCACATTTTTTGTGACTGTCCCATCCTCACCTCCTGTTATAGTTCCATCTACCTTGTGGACATGGTTGTCTGCAAAGATATAGGCAAACCCGTTGTCGGCTGTTCGCATGAAAGCATAACTAGAATCTAGTTCTTGTAGGAATGCTCCAACTGCTCTTGAAGCTAACCAAGAGGCTCTGGTCCCACCCGCACCAGTAAACGGCAAGTCTCCGTAACCTACCTGAAGACCATATCCTACTGTATTAACTTCCCAGAGTCCATCGGCACCCACTGTACGGTATGTATTGTCTTCGTCATAGTATTCTGTTCCAAGT